ATCTTGCGGCCATTCCTACGAGTTTAAATATTTTTGTCAGACCTAGTAGGTTTTTACCAACAAACTTTGCAGCACCGGCAATCCCTTCAATAGCTGGCACTATGCCGGAAACTAATCCAATCCATGTACCGATTAATGACATTGCCCCACCGACTGCGACTGTAAGCGCACCAAACACAATAACAAACTGAATTACGTTTGCAATCAGTGCTTTTTGTCCATCAGATAATCCATTATATGCAGCTAAAAGGGTTTTAATCATTGTTGCTGATTTAGTAAACACAGGCGCCAGCGCATCACCGACTGTTACCCACGCATTCGCGAGGTCTGTCATTGCCTGTTGTGTTTTTTCACCAGGTGTTTGCATTTGACTCCACATTTTATCGAGCGTCGAAGCACTGCCTTCGTTAATCTGCTTTAACATGCCCTGCCATTCGGAAACACCATCTTTACTCGCCATCATCATAGCCATTTTGTAACCATCAACATTTTTAAATAATGCCTTAAATTTTGTATCGTCGCCCATCTTGGCGTAGACATCAGCAATAACTGGAGCTAAACCCTGCGCCTGAATCCGCGCGGCTGAAACATCAATCCCTAATTTAGCTAGAGCAGGTTGAGCTTTTGCAATGGATGTAATCATACTGTCCATAATACCGCCTGATTGTGCTTCATCATATCCACGATTACGCATCATTGCCAGTGTTGTTGTTAATTGGGAAAGCGATATTCCAGCCTGCGCTGCTTTCGGGCTTAATGCCGCTACACTGGCCGTAATCTTATCAATGTCACCATGGCAAGCCTTGGCTGCTGTAGTTAACTGGTTATAAGCGGCTGCGGTGTCGGCAGTACTTAAGTTATAAGCTTTCGACATTTGCGCCCCGTATTTTGTAGTCTCAGCCAAATCCATTTTAGCAACACGGGCAAATTTAGCTGTATTCGACATCCATTCAAGAACTTCGCCCTCTTTGATGCCGCTTTTTACAGCCTGTTGTGTAGCCTCGGCCACCTGATCATTTGCAATGGCATACGTGGATGATATGGATAATATGCCAACTTTCATTTTTGCGGCAGTCTCGTCTGTTATGTCGCCCCATATTTTCATCTGATTAACAGCACCATTAATTTTCTTCGATGCCTCATAACCTTTTTCAGCGGCTGCCGTAAGTGTAACCACGACTGCGGCATTTTGCATGCTTGCCATACTCTTACCGATTTTCTGGAAACTTTTAGCTGTACGGGTATTGACCTTGTTCATTTCCTCCAGCTTAGAACCAAGCTGCACCACTTGTGATTTTGCACCACTCATTGCTGTTTTTGAGGTATCCAATGCTTTATTGACCAATCGTAGTGTCGGACTAAATTTATCTTTTAAGGACATAACGGCATCTATAACTCTAGCCATTTATTCATCCCCTTCAGGGGTATTTTCTTTGTTTCTTTGTTCTAGCTCATAACGAATAAAGCTATATAAAATTTGTTTTTCACCGACTGGAAGCCAATATATATCAGACGGTTTCATATGATGAAAACGCCAAGCATAATATATTAGCTGTGCTTCCGGATCGGCTTCAATTAGTTTTTTATTTCTTCATCCGCTTCGTCATCATCTTTTTCATAACCGGATAACTCATTGATTTCGTTATAAATATCTGCGATTTCTCCAGATAAAAATAATTTAGTGACCAATTCTTTTGGAGTATTTACGCTAAAATGTTCTAACAATTTTTTATCTTTTAATGAAGGTTCTTTTACTCCATCTAAAATGGTAAAAACCTGCATCTCATAAATGTTTACATCCCGAACATTACCCTTTTTGCCTAGGTCGATACCCATGCGTTGAATTTCGGCGTAACGTTGTGCATCAATTGCCTGTAATTCTAATATAAAATCAGTTTTCAAAGCTTTTGACAAGCGGTTTATTTCATATGTTTTATGAGGTTTTTCCGTAAGCTTTCCGGCATCAGCCTGTAGTAATTTATCTAATAAACTCATGTTTGATCATTCCTTTTCTTGTTTAAATATCCCCACGCGCAAGCGTGGGGGATGTAAGATTTATTCGTCGGCTGTATCTAAAATATCCCAGTCACTGAACGTAAAGTTATAAGATTCTTCACCATTTTTCTTGGCTGCCCAATCAATCAAAATCAAATCATCAAAGACGGCATCTTTAATTACGACCCGTTCTGTGCCAATCGCATCGGGATCTGCTAATTTTGATATGATTGTACAAATGGTTTGCTTACCAGCTTTCATATTTGTGTTCATTTTGTTGATCATGTACGAACTGACTTTATTCATTTTTAAAGAGCCTTTACAGGTATAGACAGTAACTTTGTACTGTTCACTTAACGTTTTCACGATGGAAACGGCTGTCTTATTGATCGTTACCTGTGCTTTCATTTCTACGATTTGCGCCATATAGTCGCCATCAATCCAGACCTCGCCTTGTGTGCCATTCATGACTTGCTTCGCTGTCATTCCTTGCATATATCATTCACTCCTATAATTTTTCATATAAAAAAGCACGTACTAAAAATCAGTACGTGTCATTAAATTGAAATACCTAATTTAATTTGTTCGATGGCATCTAAAATCTTTATGGCTGCTGCTAAAAATACCTGGTCTCGCGTATTGGCTGCATTCACATCTTGATCTTTCATTGCCGCAAGTTCAGCCTGTGTATAATCGCCATTTGAAAGCAAGTATACGCGTTGTTGTGCCGTATCAATAGCCACGGTATTTTTCTTTGGATCAAGAATTCCGTCCAGTTCAAGCTGATCAAAATAGCCTTGAATGGCTGAAAGTAGCAAACACTTATGATCGTAACTATTCGAATACTTACCAATATACGAATCATTCGCCGTGGTTTTGATATCGTCATGAATAAGATCCATAGCATCAATCAATTTAATTTTCTTAAAACTATCTGACTTATCCTGAGTCGTTGTTTGTAGTGAATTAACGCCACGGGCAATTTTGAATTTACTGCCATCAAACATAACGAACAATTCACCAGCACCTATTTTTGTATCCATTTGTTCCTTTGTGTACAAATCGCAAGCAATGACCTCGCTGAGTGGTGCGAATGTACAACTGATGGTCAATGGTGTACCTGCAATCATTCCAGCAATTCTGCTGCAATACTGTGCAGTCGTATAGGTTTTTGCGGCTGTTGTGATGCTTGTATTTGTGAAATTTATAATACCTTCACTATCCGCACTAGCATTTGGTAGAACGGCTTTTACCATTTTATCCTTTGTACTCCGCATGGTTTTAATCCATGTTTCAATGGTTATTACATCCGCTGTCGCAATGTCTGGAATAACCAAGTAATCCCATCGTGCATTTTCCAACTGTAACAAAACGTCATTGTAGGTCGTGGCGGCAGTTGCTTCGATATAGACTAAAACTTTACTTGGCGGCGTTTGATATCCCATTAAAGCCAAACCAATCTGTTCCTGATTCTCCGCTGATAGCGTAGTCGGAACATCTGTACTTGTGTAAATTGTGTACGGACTTTTAAACGTTGTCGGGTCATCTTCACGTAAAATCATGGCTACAATTCCGCGCTGAGACCGTTGAATGGCTGTAATTGCTGTACTTTTAAACGCAATCGTAATTGACGGTAATCCTAATCCCATTTTTCATCATCCTTCTTATAACAAAAGAGCTAGTACGATTTTGTATTAGCTCCTTATATGTTCTGCTAAATTTAGTTTTTTCATCAAATCGTAAATTTGTTCTTTCCGATTTGTGTTATCAAAATAATCAATTTGTATTGTGACTTGCAATATATCCTGTTTCTCGCCAATACGGTCTGCTGTAAAGTTTTTTACATGCAGGTATCGATCACTAACTTGAAAACCTGTATCAAAAATCAAATTTAAATCATCGGTCATATCCAAATAAGCTATTTCTTTATTGATATCCGGACTAGCAAAGTAGGTGACAATAATACTTAAGGCATTGCTATTTGTATTTAATGATTCGGTATCTGTTCTTTTAATTAACTTAATGAAGAAACACGGCTGCGAGAATCCCTCTACAATCTCATTTGTATATATTGGATACGCATACTTGGTTTCTATTAAGGCGCTGATTGCCGATAGTAGAGCAGTTTGTTTAAGCATTTTTTATCACCTACCTGTCTAATTTTTTTATAATTTCTTTTTGAAACTTTTCTAATGCTTTAGGTAAAACATTGGCTTCGACTTCCTGTGCAGTAGCTTCTAAAAAGTGCTTTCCTTGTACAAATCCTTTGATATTGCCCTTTTTATCTTTCTGTACATGACCACGATCAAGTAAATGAAAATGTGGTGATGTTGTCCAGACATTGCACACTAAGTCTTCGCCCCGATATCCCTTTACTTCTGATTTCCATGATTTATTAAGTTTGTTTTTATGGTCGCGACCACTATCAGGACTTTTTTCTTTGACGATCTTTTTAAATTTATTACCTATTTTCTGTAAATGTTTTTCAGCTGTTGCCGGATATTCATTCGCTACAGATTCAATATCCTTCATAAATTCATCAAGATTTTCGAACTGAAAGCCATCATCCGAACTCATGACATAACACCCGTTCCACGTGATTTCTCATTGCAATAAATTTCCAAAGTGTCGTGTGCCATATATGGATCTACGATATTTTGAATTTCAAAGATATGGGTTTGATATTGAATAAGCATGGCCGCACTTAAATTTTTACGATATCGGATTATTATTTTATAGGCGTTTTCAGTTCGATCTTTCTGACCTTCGTAATATTCTCGGCCTCTAACTGGTTCAATCTGCGCCCAGCATTTAAGTACTGTTATCGGAACCTGTTCCGTCAAGCCAAGTTTATTTTTTATATCTTTATATTGTAAAAACTGAACCCGTTTATCCATATTTCCTGTGTTCATTCGGTCTCACCATCCGTATAAGGATACGCACTACATAAACTAATATGATGAATAAGAGCTGTTACACTATGAGGATATTCACTTAAAACTCCGGGCTTTGATGAATTAATTTGCCGGTTGTCGTACCAATGGCTTACTAATAATTTAATCACCAAATTCCAGACCTCATCATCTACAAGATATTGTTTTCCTGTCTGATTGGTAATGTAAGTTTGTGCCGCTGCCATTAACGATTGAATCAAGGTATCGTCTTCTGTTAAGTCTGAATCCACACGAAGGTATAATTTTACGTCTTCTAAAGTCATTTATTTATTGTCCCCCTTAAAAAATATACTCATACCCGAAAAGGGTATGAGCACTTTAAGGTCTTATTTATTTTGCTGCTGCTGCCGGAATATTTAAAGTAACAAGGCTGTTTTTATCAACGACTTTACCGTCGGCCAGCATGATTGCTTTCATAACCTGGTCGTCAGTTGTGTAATCTTCGTAACGTCTCATACCGATTTCAAAATTTGTATTTAAAACGTAGTCATCCATTTTAAAGATAAAGGCAAAAGTTTGACCAGCTGTTGCGGCTGCATAAGAAGGTAAATAGTTACAAAGAATTACTTTACGTCCTAAAAGGCTTCTATCTGCATCACCATTGATACCATAATTCACACGGGCAATTGGCTGTTTGTTCGTATCTACCATGCTTAAGAATGCACCAAAAGTCTGTTTCGTCATTACATAAACAGCGCCTGTTTCATATTCGATAGGGATGGCTGCTTCTGCCGAAACTAAGGTCGGATAGTCAATTGCAGTTACGGATATTACCTGATTTGCATTAGGTGTTTCTGCAAGGATACCTGTTGGTTGACCATTTCCTGTACCGCTGATTATGGATTTTTCAAGTGCAATGACCATAGCTTCGGCAATGTTGTTAACAATGGCATTTTCAAAAGCGGAAAGAGCTATATTATCTAAAGTAAAACTTACGCCAACAGCGCAACGAAGTTTGAAATAGCCAAAAGTTAAAGTTCCCATCGCTTTATTTTGAACTGTAGATCCAGCACCATCCGCAACCCATGTCGCAACTGGTTTAACAGAACTGATTGGAATACTAACACCGCCTTTATAAGCTGTGCGAGTGATTAGTGGCAAGATCATGCCCGAAGCCGTAAGTTTATCGATGACACGATTTAGTACTGTGGTCGGGATAACTGCGCTAGCATCGGCTGTACTAGACGAACGATATTCTGCTGGTAAATCTGAGTTTTTAATAACAAAATCTTTAAATGCTTTTCTGTATTCAATGGATTCAAATTTATCTTCCATATTTTTTCTGACCTCTTTTTCTTCTGGTTTTTGTACCGCTGTGACAGGTACTTCACCAATGTTAATTTTATTAGCAATTTCACCTTTTCTGCGAAGTTCGACTTCTTCTGTTTCCAAAGCCGCGAGTTCTGTTTCGACTGCTGCCAGATCCAGCTCGGAACCATCTTTCAATGCTTTGCGAATCTCAATTTTACGATCCATAATTTCTTTTAATCTTTTATCCATGTTTTGAACACTCCAATTAATTTTTTATTATATTGCCAGCCATCCAGCCATTTTGATTTGACTATCCAGTCAAAAAAGGCAAAATTAAAAACACTATAAGAAATAGTGTCTTTGTTCGATTTGTATTAAATTTTCAATAAATCAGCCCAAAAAGTGACCTCGTAGGATTCGTTTTAAGAGACTTTTTTTGCTTGGTCTATAGTTTGTATAGGTCTAAAAAGTAAGCAAAACTAATTTTCTGCGTTGTGCTTCTTCTTTAGCAATTTTCTCTGCTTCAATATAACCTGAAAAACAATCTCTCGCACTCACGCCAGCACCATCTGCAATATCAATGCTTGTGCCATCATATGCCGGATCGGGTACGGCTGATACATCATAAATTTTATCAATTCTTAAAATTCGTCTGGTGTGAGTTAAAGAATCATAGTTTTCTTGCGCTACGGT